ACATAACAGAATTCAAGATAGTACGTCTTTGCCAAAATTTTTATGGATTTTACCATAGTAATTTGTGATAAAAGAGCGCAATTATCTTATCAATTTTTTGATTAAAATTTGGAATGTTTGGGAGTAGATAAATGGTGCCCGGGGCCGGACTTGAACCGGCACGCTGTTACCAGCGAGGGATTTTAAATCCGTATGAACAGCCTAGCAAATACACAGGCTTTAAATGTATTGTTCCTAACAAAATCGCTTGTTTAAGTGTTTGATTTACCGTATTTGGGCTAGTTCTTGTTAGGAAATATATAACCCGTATTGCTTAATTATAACAACTGTATATCCTTACAGCATGAGCAAAACAAGAAAACTATTCATATATAAAAATGGGGTTCACATTCAAACCGTGACCTACGTGAAAGCCAATGGGTTTTGGTCGTCTACCCACTTCTTCCGCGACAAATACATTCCATTCGCTCTTCACGAACCGCTTAGCTATCAAAAAGAATGTTTAATTAAAGGTGGGTTTACTTGGAAATGGAACTAGCTTTACTAATCAGACCAATCCATTGAGGATTCATAAGACATAGGGGCGATCGCCCCTATCAATTTTTTATTGATGATGTTTTAGGGGTTGAATACTATGGGCGCTCATCTAGCACCATGCTTAATATAACGCTTCCTTGCTTGCCTGGCCCGATTATTACTTCACCTTCTGGGTAGGTTGTAGAATATGCCCAAATCGTGGGATTCGAATTCCCTTCAACTGCCAACTTCCCCCACGCTATTTTTATTCGAGACCCAGCAAATGAAACGTGATCTCCATCACTATCAATTGACTGACCTTTTTCGACAACCTGTATTCTCGTAACCCCCGCCGCATTTAGGTCAAAGTCCACACCATCCTTAGTAATATTGTATTCTTCTTTGGCGCTAGAGTTTTGATAAGCGGTGACGCGCAGCATAATTACACCGCGCTAATTTCACGCACATAAATCTGTGCGGCTGGGATATCTACAGTATCACCATCTTCATTGGTAATATCTCTGTCGTTAGCGTCGACACTCACAAGAACTTCAGACGCTGAGCAATAAACAACTTGGATATCATCGGTCGATGCTGCCACACCGCTTGGGTCAATACCACTTTTACCATTGATGGTTACTAGCAAATCATTGCCAGATGCAGAAAATGATACATCAGTCCCAGTAAGTAGAGTGGTGGCAATAGACTTAGATTGAATAGTTGCCAAACCATCTGCCGAGGATGGGTTCTTGCATAGATGAGCAACGGTTACATTGTCCTTTAAATACTGGTAACCGTTTTGTTTGATCACAAGCTTAGTAAACATAATTAAACCTTATTAAGTGAATAGCTGTTTGCTATTGGGGTTATTGAATATATTGGTGTTACAGGTTGCAGGCGTAAGCCCGTTAAATCAGTGTTATCTCCACTTAAAAGAACATGAAGTATCTCAGTCTCTGTTAGTTGTTCTACCTCAATAGTTTTTATCTTCTGCAGGTCTTTTATTGAAAGTGCTTGGGCGTCTGAGGCTTGTTCAGCAGTTACGAGATCCAATTTATTGACCTGACTAACTAGCAGAGTTTGGGCCCCTTCTCGCTGCTCGGCCACTATAAGAGTGATTAACTGTCCAGTGTATTGATCCACCGTTAACGGAGCAGCGTTCTGTATTTCTTCAGCAACCACGAAAGTTAAAGCCTGAATGCTCGACAAGCTTGCGCTTAACGCTTGCTCAACCTGTTTAGCTATGATGCTATTTAAGCGCTGATGCTGAATTGACGTTAATATTTGAGCTTCTGAACGATGCTCTGCGGCTGTCGAAATCACGCTTTGTGATGCCGTTTGTTCAACAGTCAACATCGAAGCTTGATGCCGTTCATCTGAAATAGTGGCTTTGCCCACCTGCGAGCTAACAAGATTCAGCACATAACCATTGGTTGCGTGTTCGCCCGTAAGTAAATTTACCGAAAGTGCTTCTGATATTGGCAGAGTAAGTGCTTCATTCTTGATTTCTGCAGTAATGAGGCTAACGGGCTGCGCAACTGGCTCTGGCTCGCTTCCATCATCATAAAACACCCACTGACTATCATCCGTAGGGAAGTTTTGAAGCGTTCCGTCTAGGCTATTCTCTTGCTCATCGTATGTAGTGTCATTGCCACCGATTAGCGACAGCTTTAAATAGTCTCTAGAGTTTGATGGCGTGTCGTAGTCAATAACTCTTAATCGCCTAAGAGACCCGCCAGTGAAATTCCTTGCGCCTTGGTCTGAGCTTACACTTCTGCCTAAAAATGTAATCGTAGAGTTTGCTAAACACGCGCCTCTGAAAGACGTTGTTGCGCCCTCTTTCGCGCCCTCCAAGAAAAGCTCGGCTGTACCGCTAAAACCTCCCGTGTGGTTTCGCACTGAGTAAGTGACCGTTCTAATGTCGCCGCCATTAACTGATGACGAGGACTCTATTGTTTCCGTTCCATTTAAAACTAAAACTTTACCAGTGCTTGACACGCCTATCCTAAAGTGGGAGTTATTACTTTCCGCGTCCGATGGGGTGTTTGAGCCTATGATTGTTTGAACGTTGCCGGTGTTGCTAAAGTCCATTATTATGTCAAAGTTGGACATAACAGGAAGTGGCGGAATATCCACGTAATCATTAGAGTCACTAAAACCAAGCTGATACGCCATTACGCAATAGCCCCGTAATAGTCATCAATGTATAGCACAGAATAACCGCGTGGCACTTGCGCTAAATAGTCACCTACCTTTTCTACTAGACCAAAGCCTGTGACGCGATGCATTACGCCTTGCACTTCTGCGTATACCTGCGGCCTATGCGGGTCTGTGTCTTGCGTGATTGTTATTTTAATCCATCCATTAATTGGTGTTACCTGCTTGGTATTGATGATTTCACCACGAGCCTTTCGCCAGTCATACTCACTTACGTTTTCAAATGGTTTTACCGTGACGTTGGCAGCGTTAAACACAGCGGTTGCAAATCCTAGTGTCAACGTTCCTGCTTCAACCAGGCTGTTCATTTTGTTGGAAAGCCTGTCACCATCAGTTTCTGCGCTGTCTTTCACTTCGTTTTTACGAAAATCGAATCTGCCGCCACCGCTTCTAAATAAAGTTAAAAAAACCCTTACTGACTCGTCAGTGCTTTCAATGGCTTCAAGGGCACTCAGATTGCCTGGGTGTTTATCGAAAATGACGCCCATGTCATTAGCGTTAAGGATAACGCCCCGACTTTCCGTATGCGTCCTTGCTGCGCTCAATGTCTCAAAATCACCTAGCTTCATTAGTTGATGCTCCAGATGCTAGCCATGTTTTCAACAGCCAGTTCATGCGCCTCTTCTAAATCTGCGAGAGTCACATCAGTCATTACACCTGTGGGCGTATCGGCAAGCGACCATTGGATATTGGTTAAATCTTTGCGCTGCGCTGCTAAAATAGCGTTTGCCATGCGAGAAATACTTTGCTCGTCCGCGTCATATTTATTGCCGTTTGATGTGGTAACTACCGCACTATCAAGAAGTTGTTGGCGGGATGCCTTGAATTGATCCACTTGCTCTTGCTGGGCAATGCTATCTCTATCTTCTTGGGTTAGGCGCTGAATGAAGATTTCACCAGATTGTTCTTTGGCTAATAGGGTTTGCCATACGTCTATTTCAGTTAACGAACCATCTTCATTTATGATGTTTCGCTTAAACCCTTCCTTTATACAACCCTCATTCCCCTCATGCCGCCAATATATAATTCCATCGTTGCCTTGCCAGAACTTTTCGACCTTTTCAAAATCTGAGGCTTCTACAAAAGTTAAGTGTGACATTTTATCCCCTTAAAACTGTGCTGTAATTTTGTCGGTGGCTGTTTTGCAACGTAGTTTAAGTGGCTGATCCTTTGTTATTCCACTCAAGCCCGAAACCTGCAATACCAACTCTCTGAATGAGGAACGACTATTGAAAGAGGGGGTAACACCAGCAGCTATTAGCGTTCCGTCTGGCGTTACTACATCAAATGTTCCAACCACCCCCCTCCCAGTTGGGGGAGCCTTTGATACTAATGGGAAGTAGAAGTCGGCCACGGTGGTGGAAACTGCAAAACCATAACAGCCAAGATTATCTCCCGCCGCACCACCAAAAGAGTTAAAGTTAGTGTTTCCAGAACTATAGAGTTCTTGATGGTCAAAGGATTGGCCATCGTCGTTTGAAAACCCGATATAAGCGTTAGCAGTACCTGATATATCGCCTATGTAAATTCGGCCATTCACCGCATTGTTATTCGCCCTGATAGCATTCAGGAAAACTCCATACCCCATGTTAGGCGGGTAGTTTTCTGCGGAACTTCCAGCTCCGGAATAGAACCCACTTGGAAGCTCTTGATGAGCGTTCAAAACCGATGGCGCTAGACCTCCAACACCTGCAGTGCCAACTGTTAAAATATCCCCCGGAGACATTCCTACGTTCTTTGTTGCCGCCGAGCCTAAATACCCCTTAGTAACAACATCATCATTAGCACTCGGTGAAGAAGCTTTAATCCTGCCGTTAGAATCGCGCTTTACGAAGCTGTTAGTCGTGGCGGTTGCACTGGCGCTACTGACTAAAGATTGAATATCTGTGATTAACTGTTGCGCGGCTACGCCAGCTGATGCAGCTGCGGCTGCACTGGGTTTAATCGTGGCTGATGTAGTTCCGGTGCTACCAGGCCAATTATTGTAAAGTGTAATGGTGTTACCACTTACCGACTTCACCTCTACCGGTTCGTTGTAGTTGCCGGCGGTTAATGATGAATTAGCTTTTACACTATCCAGACTTGGGCCCGTATTAACCGTTACTGTTTTACTGCCATTAGTAAAAGACAGGCTAGAGCCTGTCCAAAATGTTGCTGTCATTTTATTATTCCTCTGTGCTAATCAGCGTGACAGATTGGGTGTCAATGAATTGCTGTGGATGCCAGCGAGTTTGCGAAGACACGAGGACTCTATAGCTAAAATTACTAGTACTAGAACTCGTGTCGGTGTATGTCCAACTCTCCCCCGCATTTTCGATGTTTCTGCAACGCGGAGGCTGGCCTTCAATTTCGATTGAGGTGTGGCTCGTGGAGCCTTGCATCTCGCGAGTCTGTATTGTTTGCCACCCACCAGAGCCTATTTTCCGTTGTAGAGTAACCGTACAAGAAGGGATTACGGAGCCGTTATAACACGCTCCGTCAGACAAGGAAAAGCCCGACCAACTAACACCAAATACCACGTTTTTACTGTTGCCGTTCGTACCAAACGGCCCCACTTCTACAGATGGGTTTAATGTCAAGACTGAAGAACGCGCTGAATTACTGAGTACACCGGCACTCAAACTTCCGCCAAAGTAACTATTCCCTTCTGTATCTCTCCACTCTGTGGCATTCGATTTTTTTGCTTTAGCATAATCTGGCTTGCTGCCAGACATAAATTTGGGGCCATAATAATATGTCAAACCATCAGGTCCAAAGCCGTCTGGATTTGCTAATTCCATGTAGTTTGCACCTATGTTTTCGGAAGCGTTTGAGCGCAGCGTGCCGCCAAACACATAATCATCCGTCTCTGTATCGAAAAACAAACGAGATACACCCTGACTGTTTTGAAAAATGACACGCATTGCTTTAAATATTATTTCTGAAACGTCAGGTGTGGCCCCTAGCTGTATGAGCGCGGCGTTTCCATTTGTATCTACAGCGAGTTGTGCAACAGCGCGGTACTCATTCAGCTCATTATTGACCTCTGACAATAGGGTAAGCGCGGACTGCGCTTTGTCATTTGCACTTTCCGCCGTTGATTTAACCCCCGTTATTGCGCTGGCGTTGGTTGTTGCCTTTCCGTCGGCCGACTCTGCGGTGGTTTTGGCTTGCTGTGCAATTGTGTTAGTGGCACTCAAACCATTAGCACTATCATTGACCGCGTTTGAAATACTTTGGATGGCACTTGCATTAGTGTTTGCTTTTCCGTCGGCGTTTTCGGCTGTCGCTTTTGCTTGCTGCGCAATTGTGTTAGTGGCTGTTAAATCGTCGTTCAGAATGCTTACATCATTCTCGATTCTTGTAATGGATGAGGCGTTTTGCGCGGCGTTCAATGCAGCGTTTTGCGCGGATGCTTTAGCTTCTTGAGCAAGAGTGAAATTAGCTTGCACACTTTGTTCTAAATTTGTTGCTCTCCCCTCTATAGCGCTCAAAGTTACCGCGTTTTCATTGGCTTTAATTTCAACTAAATCAATGCGAGAAAGCGCACCCGTCAAATTACCGCTCAACCCAGATACGCTAAGGTTTAATTGCTCTATTGCAATGGCATTACCCTCGGCATCTGTCTCAACTTGAGATAGGCGCTTATTGGTGGCGGTTATAGCATTACCGTTTGATAGTGTTACCGTTTGCAACTCACCGATATCTTTAGCGAGCGAACCTTCAGGAGAAACATCAATCTGAAGCTGGTTGACCGCTAGTGCAACTGATTGGTTGGTTTCGGCCTCTTGCATATAAGCGGATAAGTCATTAACTGCCTGATGAAGCAGTGCCGCTTGCACATCGTAGGTTTGAATTTGTTGAGAAGCGAGCCCCGCAACCTGCTCAGTAATGCCCAGGCTATCTACCTGCTGTTGCACATCGCTAATTGATGACTCAACACCTTCAATGTCTTGCTCAAAGCTTTGAACAATATCTTGAATAGTACCGGTTTGACCGTTTAGAAATGTGGCCGCAGATACAGCCTTCTGAATGACATTGTTGTCGATAAGTTCTTGGCGTTTTGCTTCTAGCGCAATGATGGTATCGAGCGCATTAACTCTCTGCTCAACGTTGCTAACCGTTATTGCGTTCTCGTTGAAATAAGACGTTGATACACGTTGCGCTATCTCAGCTGCGTTAGCATTAATGGCTAGCTCGGCTGCGTTAACCCTTGATGTAACATTCGCTAAGTCTTGCGTAGTGGCATCTGCTTTACCTATCGTAATAGATGTTAACTTGAACTCATCACTGGCATCAGCACCAAGAACCAAACGAACGCGGGTTACTGTACCCGAGTAGTTAGGCATTGCTGAAAAATCAATTAGCAGCAACGAAGCTTCTTCTACGTAGTTAGCATAAGTCTCAACTGAATTATCATCGCGTTCGATAATAACAGTGCCAGACCAACCCGAACCAGCTAGGCGCTGTAGCGAAACACGAATTAACTTATTTTCGCTTGCTAGATAGTTAAGCGTATTGTTCTCAATATCGCCGTGCGTAACCGTAATTTCGTTAAGGCCAGCAGTTAGCGTTCCGTTAACTGCTTGCCAACCCTGGGCGCTATCGAAAAAGTTGAACGCATAGGCAGGCTCTAACGCTGAAATTGACTCGCTGACAATGGCAGTAGCTTTCGCGGTGATAATGCCAGGTATTAAAGAGAGCTCTGAAGATAAACTAGTAATTGCATCTTCTGTATTTTCAATGCGCTTCGAAGCAAGCTCGACTTCGCCAGACACACCATCAATCTTTAACGATGCTTCAGTGAATTTATCATCAGCATAGTTGTAAGCGCGATTAACAATTAGACCGTTAGACGGGTCACGATAAACTACCGCGTTGGTAAGTTCTTCGCCCTGCTCTATTCTGCGCGCCAACTCAAGTTGATACGCTGCGTTTTCACTGATGCTTTGTAGTAAGAGCGCCTGCGCCGCTTCAGTGCTGATGCGCTCTTGCTGAACAATGCTCAGCGTTTGTGCTTCAAAATCAACAAAGCGATTGTCAATATCTTCCACACTTAACTTTAAGCTTTCGATATCGACTGTGATCGGCGCAAGAATAGGCTCAATGATTTCAGTGATAGGCTGCGCATCATTGTGCGTAGTAGCCTCAACCGATACCCAATCAGAAACACCAAGCGGATTGTGAGAGCGCACCCAAATTTTATAGTTGGTAATAGGTGACAAGCCAGAGAATGTATAAGAAGCCGCTGGCCCCCTAATTAACTCACCGGGCTCTGTCGCATTTTCATCTGTAATTGTATAGTCGAATGAAACTGAACTTCCCGCATTTTCTAGCCACGGAATAACTTCAATATCGAAGTTTGAAATGTTGAGGTTTATGCCTGTCGGTGGTGAAGGAACTTGCATTACAAGTGGAACTTCAGCCCAGCCAGAACGTTTGCCCAAACCGCCCAGGGCACGCACCTGAAAACGGTACTGGCCCATATCAAAGCCTGAAAGCTCAACAGAGTGAGAAGCAACACGCTCAGTTTGGACAATCACATCACCTTTCAGTACACGATAATCAAAACGCTGAGATTCAGATACCCAGCTTGCTCTCACTTGGACAAAATTATCGTATATGTGCTCGATGTTTAAGTCAGTGGGAACATCAGGTGTTTTATTCGTATATGTAGTGTCTGGTAGTTCTGGCTTGTTACCTAGACCAAAGAAGTCATAGATGTAAGGCTGATGTTCACGAATAGTAAGCTTTACTTCTTCTCTATTTTCTTCCTTGGACTCAATTCTGAAAAGCTTTGCATCCCAAAATGGTAGGCCGCTCATGTATGTAACCTGAACAACGTCTCCTACATCATAGATAGTAGCCCACTTAGGTAATGTGATGGTTGTGCGAGTTTGCTGGCGTGATACTTCTAAGTAAGTCTTCGCAAATTCTAGCGCTTCGTAATAATTGCGACAGGTTTTTAGGTCAACGCTTTCTTCACGCAAGAAGCCATTGTCTTCAGCTAGCATCTGCTCGAAAAGCTCGCTATCAGGCTCAGGATAAACCGCCTCTTGCTTACTGCCATCTGCTTCAGGGTCATAGTAAGTGACGCTTACACGGTTAAAGCGATTATTCTTATTCCCTTCGGAAATCTTGCCCATTTGAAGAATGTCTTCTTCAAGAATAGGCTGATCAACTGGCGCGTTATCTTCTTCAATGATTAGCGTGATCTGTCCATTGATAATGGGTAGCCAGCCGCGCATAGGCTTAAGTAGCGTATTCACGTTTTCCAAAACGGTAGCACTGGTGTCTAGTGCTACGTTGCAGCTGAATAAATCCCTGTATACTCCGCTACCTATCTGCTCCTCAACATCTGAATCACACAATGCTTTTGCGTAAGTAAATGAGGCGCTATTGATGTAAGAAGACGGTAAACCTTTGCCGTAAATACTATTGGTTAAATAGTCCAATAACGCTGTAGCTGGGTTTGAGTGAGTAGTGCCAGTTAAGTCTGCGGTAAGGTTTGGCTCAGATGTGATGGCGGTTTCATCATCGTGATACTCTAAACGGATGTAAGAGCATGCTTTACCTTCGAGTTTGTCAGACGCTCGCCAACCTGCACGGGTAAGTATTGGGTCTGAATAATTGCCCATGCCATTTGGAAAGTTTCTTACGAAAACAGCACGTTTGTCACCCGCGTAAAATGCATCATCATTCGATGAATTGGGAATGTCATCAATATAGACTTCATCGATACTCTCAACTGCTTCACCCCATACAACGATGATATGAAGCAAGTCGTTTGGGTAATCATCATCGTCGTTATCGTTTGTTTCTTTAAATACGATGTGACCCGTTTTCTTTTCAACTTTGCCGTATATCTTTGCAATACTTGCATCAGTTTCAGCGCTAGTTAGTTCAGCACCAGGTGCCAACTGCTTGGGCGGGTCCGGCATAAGCCAGCCGAATATCGCTCCACCAAGAAACGAAACTGCATCGTCTAAAAAGCCCATTTATGGCAACTCCGGATCAGGAAATTTGGAACGCGGTCTTGTGGTGTCATAACCGTATGAAGCAGATGAAGGCGCTTTACGCCCCCAATAAATTTTTCTTTTAGCCTTTGCAACATGATCGAAAGCAGTGTCAGTCGGATAGTTACGCTGCTGGCTTTTGGTGTTCGTTCTTGTGCCAGCTTCCTTATCGAAATCAGCCCATACAGACGTTATGTTGGCTAGGATTTTTCGTTCTTCGGGGTCTAAATCGCGAGAATCTAAAAGCCCTTCAAAGACATTGCTGGTGAAGATGAGACCAAGATCATCATAGTGCTGCTCATAAATTGTTACGGGACCATTCATCCAACCTTCATTAAGAAACAGGGGCACAAAGCTATTTTCGTTTGCGTCTATCTCAATGCCGATATCGTTAGTCTTCGGCTCAGATGTTGATTCAATATCATCAATACTTTCATCATCGATGTAGCCTGGGTAATAAGTGGCGCCTGCAAAATCAACTTCTGTATCTGCGTCGGTGATATAAGCCCACTCACCATTGATTTTCATTTTCACCAGATAAATAGCTGTTCGCCCCGCGCGGTAGTTGTCTTTCAACCGTTGCAGGGTTATAGAATCTAGTTGCTTCATATTTGTTCGATTAGCTCTACATCGTGGGATATGAATTTGCTGTCTTTGGCGGTGATATCTGCGCTATCTCTATCTTCCATACATACTTGGAAAACAACGTTTGCGCCGTACTTAACAACTGAGGGGGCAAGGTAATTTTGAATTAAAGCTTGGGTAAGCTTTACTTCGACGTGACCAGAAGAGTTAGCATTAGCATCGGCCAAAATACGGTAAGATTTCCTACTGCCATTTATTTGAATGAAATCGCCAGCAATAACGGCATCAGCTTCATTGGGCTGCGCACCTGCCAAAACAATTTCACTAACTCCTTTATTAGCTGCCTGATACAAATAAAGCCCTGTTTGGGCTTTTTGTTGTGGTATCGGGTTGTAAAGATCGAAGTTATTAATGTTTCCATGGTATGAGTCCAAAACTGCGGCTACTGCCATGCCCTCCCTCAGAGGTAGTGGAGGGGTAGTCAGTGTGAATCGGTAATATGGAGTTTTGGGGCCCTCGCTCTTGTAACGCTTGAGCCTTTCTTTGGGCGCGCGGCTATCTGAGACAAGCTCAACGTTAACGCTGGAAAATTTGTTTATGGGAAACATTAAATAGGTCTCGCAAGTAACTGCTGTAATACGCGTTTGGCTCTGCGGGGCTGTCGTTCTAGTGCAGCAACCACATCATTGTCAGAACCATTAATCACGGTATTCATGCTAAGAGAAATGGAAGGGCTTTGGCTTTGCGCATCCATTGCCTTTCTAAGGTTATCGTTGCTGGTTATCTGTCCTGACGCGCCAGGCGTAAATAGTTCTGGCCCCTTCTCACCAACGAGGTACGTTTTACCACCACCAACCTCGCCACCCATCGCGCGAGCCCCTGCTATTGGTGTTGACTTAATCGCTGCAACGTTTGCCATACCCGCTGCTACGGCTGTAGCTGCAAATATCTGCGGTATAGGTGGAGGAAAAGGTGCCGCTAGCGCTTGGTTAGCTGCCTGATAAGTGTTGATGATTGCTTGTGAAATTGCTGCAGCTTTATGTATGCCTGCCAGTTTTTTACTGTTGGCGGTTGCTTGCTGCAAATCAGAGAGGAAGTTTTGTGTAGCACCTTGGCGCTGTCGTTGTTCTGATAGTTTCTTAAATTCTTCTATGCGTTGCTGCTTTTCTTGCTCACGCTTGATCTCTGCTTCATCACGAGCTAGAGCTTCTTCTCGCTGATTGTTGTATAGCTCATTTGACTCCGCAATGTAAAACGCTTGCAACTCAATGAGATTAGAAAATCCCCTTGCCTTGATAGCTTCTTCATCAAGTTGTAGAGACTCTATGATGCTAATGCGTTCATCATTTGCGGCCAGTATAGCGTCATTTTCAGCAGCGAATTGTTTCTCGATAGACTCTACCTGTGAAAGTGAGCGTGTCTCTATTGCCGACTGTTTCTGGTTTTCTTCCTGTTGCTGATTGATCTTATAGAGCGTTTCAAGAAGTTTCTGCGCTTCATTAGGTAACTCAGAAATGGAGTTTTTGCCAAGCGAAAAAGCGTTGGCTAGTTTGATTGCCTCTAGCTCATTACCGTTTATTTTCAGCTTGGTTATGTCTAGTTCTTGTTGCAGCTGCTTTATGAGTTCAGCGCTTTTGTCCAAACTTAAGTCTGGCGGGGCTACTGAGCTATCATCGCCACTTTTTATTTCCTTTAGCTTTTCGCTTAGGAACTCAGCAATCTCGGCAGAGCTCTTTGCTTCAGCAAAGAATAGACGCAAATCCGAAACCATTAACTTTGCAGATTCTGACACCTTATCGCCCGAGAGCGACAAGTCAGAAAGGTACTTTTGAAGCGTTTCAAATCTGGTCGCATCTGGAGATTTTTGCAGTTCTGCCAACTGCTGAATTATTGCGGTGCCTACTTCCGCCGCCGCTTTTCCCGTCCTACCAAATTCTTCACCTAATTCTTTTGCGGTGTCTCTAAATCCTTCCGTGTGGCTTACAGCAAAACCGAGATCTGCGTTTAAGGCTTCGACATAATCCGCAACATCAGAAAAGCCATAACCAACGTCTAAACCTGAAAGTTTTTCTACGATGCTTGATGCAGCCGCCGAAGCTGCTTTTTCTGCTCGGATTAATGACGCTTCTAACTCAGCCGCAACAACCGTGGTTCCAACCTTCGATAGTTCACGAATGGTATCAGTAAAGCCATAAACGCCAGTCTTGCTCTTTTCCGCAACTTCTCGCAAACGTTCCATCGATTGCGAAAGTTCGTTCATCGCGTCTTTTGATTTAAATACTTCAGGTAAAAGCGTTAAACCTAAAACGGAACCAATCGCGATAAATGCACCAACCACTGCACCGGTAGGTCCGAATATTCCAGCAAGTTGCGAACCCTGTTGACCAAAGGCGATTAAGGCGTTGGTTCCACCGCCGACCTGTACCGCGAAATCCTGAACCTGATAACCAACCTGTGTTATTGCGCCGCCACCAAGCTTTTTAGCTGATTTCGATGCATTATCGAACGACTTAGCCATTTTATTGTTTGTGTATTGCGCTTGATTGGCAGCATTTTGTTGAACCTTTGACCATGCGACCGTTTTTGCAGTGGTTTTTTCGAGCTCGCGCTTAAATTGCGCGCTCTCCACCGTCATTCTGGTTACCAGATCGGCTAGTATCGTTTTTGCCATTCAGAATTATCGCTTCTTGGTTTCGTTAACCTGTCGTTCTACTTCAAGGTTTCTGTGGTGGTAGTAGGCCATCCAGTATGTGAATTCTTCACTAGTCATTGATTCACATAGCTGCTGAACGGTCATTTTGAGGTCTTGCGCCAAGCGAAATGCAAACATGTTACCCTCGGCGCTGACTAGTTTTTTACCGCTTCCTCTACATCGCTGGTGCTTGATTTAGAAAGCTTGTTGGCCTCTGAGAAAAGCAAATTCAAATCTTCCATGCCCTGCTCAGTCATGCCAAGGTCATCAAGGATGCTTACCAACTCATTAACGTCCATTGAATCGCTCAGTCTTACACCTTTTTCAGCCCATGAATAAGCGATAACCAGAAGGACATGTTCAAAGGAGCCTTCAACGGCTGCGGCTGACTGAACATGTAGCCTGCTGGTTAACTTCATTGGAAGAAGGTCAACTTTCCCGATAGTTTTTGTTTCCACCGTTGCTTTTTTAGAGTTCTTTGCGAACTCCATGGCTAGAGAAAGAGAACCCATTATGATGAAGCCTCGTCAAATTCAATCGGTGTAGTTCTGCGGATAACGCAAGCCCACATTTTCGTGCTTGGCGCATCGCCGCCCATGATGCCGTAGTTTTTGAGTTTTGCTTCAAACGTGACAGTTTCGCCGTCCGAGTAGGTAACCTTGATAGTGCAAGCGCCCTTTTGTCTCGCTAGCGTTCTGAATGCTAGCTGCTCAGCGTCACTTTTAATGTAAAAGGCAGTAAGTTCTTGTTCTGTCGGAGAATCCATTTCGTTATCATACTGGCGAACAGTATCAGACACCGATGTAACTTCTCGTTCCCCGCTCTCTTCACGGAAATCAGGCAGCGTTTGAATACCTTTTACTTCAGTGAAAGTAGTATCGTCTGTTGAAAACTCAAACTTTGAGCCAGCAATGATTGACGTAGTCATATATAAGCCTCTTTATTTCGGCGACTTGTTCGCGCCGGTATGGTGAAATTGATATTCCAGACTGATTTCAACAATGTCTGGCTCTAATATTTGATTCTGGTTTTCGTCAATGAATTCGGTCAGAAATATTTGAACGCCATCAAACAAACCCGTTTTACCAGAGAGTGTTCTATGTATTAGCGTTGCCATTTTCTTGGCTTCTTCGTAAGACGTAGATCTGGCAGTTATGAGAAACCTAGAGCGACAAACGCCCATAGCGACACCGTGAATATCGGTATCTTCTGAATAACTGGCTTTTTCGTATGAGATTGAAGGAAAGCTATCTCGCTGAATAGGTGATATTTTATTTCCAACAATCAATGAGAGCTCGGTGTCACTGGATAAGATGGCTTTAAGCTGTTTTTCCATACTTCTTTATGCTCTCTAAAATTATGCGCTGCCTGAGTCTCTCTCTCAGAATCTTGACGGATGCGCCGTGTTTTCTATCGAATGCACGCTTCAGCATTGGGTAAGGCTTTGTTCCAGGGTGATTAACATTGCTGTAAACCTTGCCTTTCTCCCAACTAACTTTTGCATTATTTTTTGTTTTGTTTCTTCCTCGGCCCACTGTCTTGCTGGGTATGCGGTGACGCTTGGCTCCTCTTTCAAGTATTTGCCCGTACCAAGCCTTTTTCTTTCTGAACCCTATGTGAAGGGTCGCAACGCTATCGGAATAACCTTTACCCCTGAAAACTTGGCTGATGATGTTTTTCTTTAGCGTTCCTGTCTTTGATGGCGCGTTATTTCTTGCATCTACAATGATAGGCTTAGCTGCGTCTCTCATAGCACCAGTGAGCGCTTTAAACCCTGCCGATCTACCAAGTTGAACGAGTGCTTTTTCAAGGTTTTTAGTGCCCTCAGTTTTATAGGTAACTGATTGCATTTATAATGATTTCCTTGTTTAGTCCTTTTACGTTTTCAGCGCTGGCGATTTCGTACTTAACGCCCTTGTACGTAAGGGTCTGGCGGGGTGTAATGTTTTTGTTGTATCTAACGCGAAATGATTTAGTATCTGCTACATCATCGCCATCAGCGTTAATGCTCACGCTTTTTTCTGAATCAATTATTTCGGCAGAAATGGTAAAAAGCGGAACTTCTGTTTCTATTTTTTCGCCGTAGTCGTTTTCTGTTATAGATAACTCATTGATGGTTATGCGGTGTCGCATGAATCTCGCTGCAATCATTAGAAAGCGCTCAAACGAAGATGGCCAACAAAGGCTTCAAGCATGTTATCTAACATATCGGTGTTTACCGAGCCCTTTGCGTCAAAGTAGTAGCCTGCAATTTCTAAAACTGCACGACTAATACTATCGTTCACTACAATATAATCACTCTCTGGCTCTGCTGGCACATCACCCTGACTGTCATAAACGGTGCGGTTGATGTAGGCCTTTACTTTCTCTTTCGCCGCCGCAAGGTGGCGCGGCAGATCCCCATCAAACTCGTTCTCGTCCTGCGTCAGATTAAGGTGAGATTTAAGATCGTATATTGTAGGGAATGACATTATTTAGCCTTATTTTCTGGAACTCGCTTAGCTTTATTAGCTTGAGCTTGTGCTTTCTTCTGCTGTGGCACGTCATCTTGAATAATCCCATTTTTTTTTGCATAAGGCTGGGCAATCTCAGGCACTTCTTCGCCCTCTTTAAACGTTGTCACCGTGTTACCATCAAGGCTATATTGGAAATCTTTTAATGCTTTCATAAAATAAAAGGGTGCATTGCTGCACCCTTCCTATCTATTTTTATTTAACAAATGCGGATTAAGATGCCGCCATTGATAACACTTTAATTGCATTACTGTCGGTCAACATGCCGCCAGTTCTGCGAGTGGTGTAGAAATGAACGAAAGGCTTGTTAGTGTATGGGTCACGTAAAATGCGTGTACCTATACGATCAACAATGGTGTAGCCACGAGAGAAATCACCAAACAAGATAGAGTTAGCATTTGCAGCCATATCTGGTAGGTCTTCATTCTCTACAATTCCATACCCTAGCAATGAAGAGGCAGCACCAGCTTCTAACCCTGGGCGCCATAGATAGTTACCATCGCTATCTTTTAGCTTGCGAATTGAAGCAACACTCATGTTGTTCATCATGAAGCGTGAGTTGCGGCGATACCCTGCCTTGGTTGCGTGGATAATGTCAATAAGATCGTCTGTTGATATTGCAGTAGTACCAGAGGCAGTCAGCTTTTGAAGTTGACCAAATGCGCGTGCTGAGTCGTTTTGCGCTGAAAGCGTATACGCAAGTATGCCTTTAGGCTTGTTTGTACCGTTACCAGTTAGGAAAGCCAAACTTTCTTGATCAGAAAACTCTTTAGCCACCTCACTTGAAATCCATGCTTCAGCATCAAAGAACATATCATCCAGCGATGTCTGTGTTGCTGCTGGGTTTGCATAAATCTCCCCCATAAGTGCAACGATTTGTTTCAAGCTTGGACCAGTGGTTTCTGGGCGCTCATCTTCTTCGCCGACCCAGCCAGAACCAGCACCACCCGTGTTAACCAATTTTTTATAATCCGGCGTTGATACACTCATCACGCTACATACTTGTCGCATGGGTGACATATCGCGCTCAAGCTCAAGAATAGACCGGTCTAATTCTTCTGGAACAGCAAAGCCACCATCCGCATCTGTGCCAGTATTAACTGCTTTAGTTTCGATTTTAGAAGCATCGCCTTTGCGCATGAATGCAGAAAAGCCTTGCTTGTACTCGTTCGCTTCTGCGTCACTAATGCCTGGACGATTTCGCTGTTTTAGCTCAGTTTCCATTTGCTTTTTGTAGCTTTCAAACTCGCTGATTTGCTCGTTTAGCTTGTCGACTTTACCTGAAAGCGATGACTTTTCTGCTGTGATAGCTTCAATGCGCTTGTCATTTGCGGCCTTGAACTCATCAAACTTCGCCTGAATGCCTTCGGCTACTTCTTTAAACTCTACGTTAGTAGTCATGTCTATTTACCTTTTAAAACTGGAAATTAATGGATTTAAGTGCTGCGATGGCAGCGTTTTGGTCTGAATCTGCATCGCGCAGAGCCTTAAAACCATCGGCCATGAATGCTTTGGCTTGTGAACGTGAAAAACCTACGTCTCGCAGGCACTTCTCAACTAAGGCAGGTTGAGGAATCTCACCCGTGTTAAGGGCTGTTTTCACGTCAGAAATTCGTGCTTCTTCATTTGCGGGGAATGTAACGAGAGAAACTTCCCATAAATCTAAATCTTTGAGGATAAACGCGTCTTTTTGATTGTCATATTCGTAATCATTTATGCTGTACCCAATTGATAAGCCAGAGATAGAGCCTGCTTTTAAGTGCGAATGGGCGCGTTTTGCTAAAGGATCATCGTCAATAAGTAAGCGGCCTTTGACAAATAAGCCGTTATCATCCTCTTTCATTTCAGAGTAGACACCAATAGGCTCATCCATTTGGTGTTGCCATAAAAGTGCTGGTAAAGAGCCTTTTTCTTTGTGCTTATCTAGTGATTTCTGAAAAGCACCTTTTACAACAATGTCACTGTAAGAGTCTTTCACTCCAAATACAGAGCCGTACCCCTCAAATTCACCAGTATCAGATACGGATTTAATTTTAAGTCCGGCATGTAGTTTATGCTTTGTTAGCATCTTCATTTTCCTCTACTGGTTTACCGTTTACCGCCATATTCAGCGGAGTAAGGAACACATCACCGCCTTCACGCGGGTTCATATCCTCTTTTTCTCGTATTTCATTGGGTGACATAGCACCGTTCTGCACCATTTTCGTGTAAAACTCAGCGCGCGCCTTCATGTCACCGCGAAGCAATGCGTTAACGTTGAACTTTACATAACGGTTTTGCTGCTCACTTTCGTTAAATAATGAGAATAAAACGCGGTTTTCGATGCGTGTTAGGTACGGCATCAGGGTATGAGTAACGAATTCGAGGCCTTGATTCTCAATATTAGAGAATGTTGCACGCTCTAAATCGCCAACCATGTGAGGTGGGACTCGATACATGCCGCATATTTCACTGCGCTGGAACTTTCTAGTTTCCAAATACTGTGCGTCTTCGGGTGTTATTGCGACTTGCACCCACTCAAGCCCGCCCTCTAGTATTAGCGGTTTGAATCCGCTATCGGCACCTTGATAGTTTTCAAGGCGCTTCATTAATCGGTTGTATTGGTCATCTTTTAGATTTTGACTGGTTTTGAGTCCACCGAATGGCTTAGCTCCATTCTTAAATAGACTTGAACCGTGCTTTTCTGTTGCCTTAGCCAGCCCTAATGCGTTTACATTTTGCCCAATTGGACTTAAGCCTTTCAGACCATCAACTGAAACCGTTTTGATGTGAAGTATTTCTTCTGCTAAGGCGGTTTTAGTTACACCATTTTTAAATGTAACGTTGTAGGTTACCGTGTAATCGTCGTTCAATTTAGGGGATACCGCATCTGGCGATAGCGGTAATATTTCAACAACTTTGCCCATGACGCGGTTTACATAGCTGTAATGGTTTCCGCGCAAGCATAAATGGGCAACAACAAGCTCTTTCCACTCTTGCGATGTCATGTAGTCGTTTGGGCCAACCTTGAACAATTTGTGCAAAGGGTGCTTTGTATCTTTGTTTTTACTGTTACCATCTTCAATAAAAACTGATAGTGGAAGCATGCCAATCGATTCAGCAAGCACCTTAACGCACTGGTAAACAGTCGTTATATGCATCGCATTTGACGGGGTTATCTGAACCCCGCTATCAGAGTCATACCAAGAGCCAAATAAGTTTGCTAGATCTTTGGATGTAACAATTTCTGAGCTTTTGTTACCAAAAAACCTGTTAAAAATACCCATTAAAAAGTCTTACCTTATATTTGGTTCTGGCACATCATCAGCGTTGGCAATAATGCGATTTACAGCCATGAACAAAGCCACCATTCCATCTATTTTGTTATCGGGGTGTTCTTTGTTTGGGAAATAGTTTTCGTTTCTGTCTAACTTCACCACGATGTTTGAAGCCATCCAGTCCATCATTGGATTTTTATCTTTGTGTAGTTCACCGCTTATTACTTTGGCTTCCACTTCTTTCATTGACTCTGAAAGGTTCTTAACCGTTTGGGGAATTTCCACCATTGGCGCACCTTCTTCGGCAAGCCTGATTGACATTTGAGTTGAGCCCCAAGGATCGAAACCTACTGCTTGAACATCGAAATGATTAAGCATTTCTCGGATATCTTGCTCAATATAATCATGATCAATAATGTCACCATCGGTTAATGTTAAATAACCCTGCTTGGCCCATGTGTCATACATGTTCCCAATGGTACGAGACTTCGCAAATATGGTGTTTTCGGGTAAGTAGAACTTACAAAGAAAGTGTATCTTGTTGCTATCAGGAAAAGCGGCAACTACTGCAGCGACGTCTAGCTTGTTGGCTAAGTCCATGCCAATGTAGCAAGGCAAGGTTTTAAGGTATTCAATACTTCCACGCTCTGGTAGCTTTTCCCACCTAACCATGTCTAACCAAGCGGTTTCAGCGTTAACCCAAACATTAAGGTGCTTGGTTAAGAAGTTGTTCCTTGCCGCAGGCATTTCTTGCGCTTTCTTAGCCAAGCGCTGCATATCGTCGAGCTTTTTGCTTCGGCCAAGGTTTGGGTTAGCTTTAACCCACACGCTTTCATCAAAAGGATCATCATCTTCATCAATTGTAAAGATAATGCCAAAATAAGTGTCATCATCAACCACGCCATTAAGCACTTTTGAAACGTACTCGCGTTGCTCATATCCAATACCCTGCTTATTGAAGCCAGCTGTTGTAATAGCCAGTATTAATGGCTGTTCACGCGCACCGGTGGCGGTTTCTACAACATCCCAAACCTCTCGGGTCTTATGAGCATGAACTTCGTCCATAATGCCGCAATGGATATTCAAGCCATCAAGGGTTTGTGCATCTGATGAAAGCGGCTCAAACTTCGACGCGCTTTTCATGTGGTGAATGTTTAATTTATGAACCCCGAAAACTTTTTTAAGCGGGGCTGATTTGCGCACCATGTTCTGCGCATCGCCAAAAACTATTCTTGCTTGGTCTCTGGTGGTTGCTGCGCTGTAAACTTCGGCACCGCCTTCCATATCGAATGCGGTCATAAACAAGGCTATGCCAGAACAGAATGTCGACTTTGAATTTTTACGAGCGACTTCAACATAGGCCGTTCTAAAACGGCGCTTTCCATTCTCATCAACAAAACCAAATAGGTTTATTAATATGAACGCTTCCCAATCTGAGAGTTCATATGGCTGACCGGCTAACTTACCCTTAACGTGCCTAATAAAATCAGGAAAGAAATCAAGTATTCGCCTAGCCTTATCAACGTCAAATTTATGAGTATCTAAGTCTTTAATGAAGCGCTTGCACGCTTGCTTAACCCACTTACCCGCAATGACATGTCCAGCCAGTACATCATCTGCGTACTGACAGGCACTTTCGATTGTTGCCATTTAGACACCATACTTACTGAGCGGGTCGTCCTTATCATCAGGTTCTTCGGTTTTAAGCTTAGCTCTTGCACTCGGAGTAAGGCCGAACTCAGTCAAATAAGAACGAAACGTGCTTTCTGCTTTTTCTAGCTGAGCCACCTGAGGCAGGGCTTTGTGAAAAACAGCTCCGTCTTCACGCACAGACTCATACGTTGTGGCGCCATGATCCTTAATAGACTTTTGCAAATCACGAATTCGGGCGTAAACCGAAACAAGAGTCTCAAGCGCCAAAGCGTCCGCCAGGGTGAGCACTCCCATCTGTTCGAGATGAGCGCATAACTTCTTCCAAGCAGTCTTGGCTTTTGGGTCTAAATGAGCTGGACATTTTGGTACACCTTGCTTCGGCTTGGGCTCTTGCTTATTTATTTTTCGCTTGCCCGGGTTACCCTTAATCAACCTCAATGCTGTAGGTGTGGGTTTCGGTGAAGCCATGATCTAAATCTCGAAAAAAAAGTTTTGAAGTTGCGGACGTAAAAAAAAAGCTTGGGCGGCGGTCCTGTGTAAAAAGGCTGCAGAGATTTAACCTGCCCCTCCCCGCCTGTGTTCTCTCGCTGTCTTGGCTCTGTGGCAAGGCTCACACAACGATTGAAGGTTGGGTAAAGCATCTGTACCACCATGTTCTTTCGCTTTTACATGGTCTACTGTGGTGGCTTTGATGTACTTGCCTTTGGATTTACATAACTGACATAGATAAGCGTCACGCTTTAGTGCTTGCAATCTTATCGCCTGCCAATCTTTACCATAACCACGTTGATGTCTGTTACCTTTAGCCTTCTCATTAGCAAACCAACCGGCTTTGTCTTTGTGCTGCTCACAGTAACCTTGATACTTTCTGTCTGTTACTGGGTTAGGACAGTTGCTTATTCTGCATGCTTTGGCTGGTCGTGTAGGCATAATAAAAAACCCGCTCAATGGCGGGTCTCTGTTAAATGGCTGCTAGGAACTCTTTAAACTTGAGGCGGGAATATGATGCTGTTCCCTTTTTATCAATACTGAAAATGATATCTTCGTATGAATCACTCATGTTAACCCTAATCCTTACATCATCAGCCAAAACCATGCGCTTGAGGTAATCCAGTGGAACAATGACCACGCCTGTGCTGCTTGTGTATATTGTGTTAGTTACAGTGTTGTAGTCAGATGAATCAAAGATCGTGCTTCCTGACGCTTCAAACTCCCTGATATCGCCATCAATGTTTACACTTATACCTTCGTAGCTGGTATAAAAATTTGAATTATCAGTTCTTGATTCATTGATCAAAAAAATTATAACGCTTTCAGGGCTACTCTCTTGCCACTTAGCACCGAATCTAGTTGATGCGAACTGCCAATCATTCCCTGTATAATTATTTGACTTTGACAGAGTAACAACCCTGCCTTTATCGAAGCTAGACCGACCCACTTCAATTTGGCCGATGCCTGCCATTTTATCCATAGTTGACATGCAGCCCGTTCCCAATAGGGCTATAAATATAATTAAGCTTCGCATTATGCACTCCTTTGTTAGGAGTTTAATAATAGCTAGCAAATCGTATTTTATGCAACCTTAGTGTTAATGGTTCTCAAACCATCTTCAGGGTCGCGCCAGTCAGTTCTGACTCTACTACTTACCCATCTATTGATTTGATGGTTAAGTAGGCCATTAGAGTTATTCATCACTGTTCGCCATCGCTCTCAAGGTTGCATCGTGAAGCTCTTGTTTTCTTCGCTCGTCTGCCAGTTTGTATCTGTCGTCACGCTTCTTGTAGTAGTAGTTAAGACACAGACCAGCTACACCTACCAACATGCCGATTAAAATACCGAATTCCTGTGAAGTGAGTATTCCCCAAAACGCTGAGATACCGCCTCCAATGTAGGTCGTTATTGATGATTTATCGGCCATTTCTTGATTGTATTCGTGTTGGTAGTGAGTGTTCATGCTGTTGTTCTCCAATTCAGGTTCAACAACATGGTTATTCAAATGGTGTTCCATTTTGTATTAGACAAAGGGTTACTTTTTGTTCTTAAACGCCAATAAGTTGCGTTTACCAATTTCTCTTAACCCTGCGTAAGTGAAAGGCAGGGTAAGGAATGCGCCTAGTATCATCAGGTCTGGTGAATCGGTGATAAACGCGTAAACGATGCCAGCAATCAATGACAATGTAGCGTGTGTAGGTCTTACGTATTTAACCGCGCCTTCTGCATTATCGCCATTGCGAATGGTTTGCTGTGTCTCTGAATGGCTACGCTGCTTATCTTGAAGTTCTAGCGACATGACTGATTCAAGGTGCCGATTTACTTCAGCTTCACGCGCTGCGGCGATTTCTTCGAGTCGAACCAAAGCATCGGGGTTACTTTGCAGTGTCGCTAACGCTTGGTCGGGGTCTGTCGTTCCCGTTGCCTGTGCAACCATCGAAGCGCCAGCGCTGACCGCGCCCACTACATTGCCCGTTAATAACGAACCAACTAAGCCGACCACGCCTTTTTGATTTTGCTTTAGAAAGCTTCCTACGTCTGACCAATTCATTATCTCACCCTATGGCTTGTACAATTCAAAGTGTGGCAGGTCGCGGAAACGCTCGTCACGGCTTCTACCGTCCATATCCCAATCACCACCCCATCGAAGTAGGTGTGTGATCTTGCCCTCTTTGTGTAACTGGCGAGCAATACACATGACATGACCAGCGAATACAGCAAAAGCCAGTTCGTCTTTCCAGTCTGTGTTACTTAATTCTACGAAATAAGGACCAGCGTCAACGGCGAGTGAAGGGATTTTGTTGTGTTTGGAGTGAGGCCACTTTAATTGGCTGAGACCATCGGCAAATGCTTTGTTCTGATCTTCTTTACCACGGTGACCGCAAAAGATAGACGCATTAATATACTTCTTCACCTCGTCGAATATCGTTTTAATATCAACATGGCACGTATCAAGACGCGCTTGTGAAGTTTTGCCGTAGGGGAACATAAATTTCAGCCATAAAAAAAGCCCCGACTGGTTAGGTCAGGGCTGTAGTGGTAACAAGTACCAGAATAGCTAAATTATGCCACTTTTGAGGGGCGCTAAACACACAACATCTGGTGAATAAACCACAACATCTGAATGTTTTACCCGTATTTTCTATGACAACAAGGGTATGAGTGAGTTTTCAGCCTCTCTGATGTAGAAATCACTGCGCTCGTTAAGGTTAATGTACTTGTCATTTACCGCTTTCCTGCAACCGAAAGAAAGTTTATTGATTGCATCGCCTATTCTCTCTATATGCGGGGGTATATAAATTGAGTCTGCTGAGCTATTAAATAAATGCAAATCAGAACTTGTATAAACCTCAGTTTTAAGGGTTTCACAAATCTTTGCTGTGACTGACGTTCGAGCGTAACCAGAGCCAAGTTTTTTCTGGCTCCAAAATAAGCCCCAGCACCTTAAATCTTTGCGAACTTGTTGTATGGTCTTAAGCTGCACCTGACAACCTCCTAGCTTCTTCTAATCCGAAGTGTAGAGCATTAACAATAGTTTCAACGTCATCATACGCTGGACGGGCACGCCCTGCCTCCCAGTTATAGATTGTGTTGACGGCAAAGCCAGTGAGTGAAGCAAGTTCCTCGCGGTTGTAGCCTCGTGCTTTGCGTATTGTGAGAATTATCTTACCACCATTAGTTGGTTTTCTCATAGTAACCTCTTAGCGCACGGCTTAGGCCGCTTTTTGTTTCTGCATTTCGCGTACACGCTTGCGATAATGCGCCTTAATGTCTTGTATTTGTTCTATGGTGTAGTTTTTGGGCTCGTGTGGACCTTCTAGCTTATCTACTAGCTCCTGCCCTATTCTCTTGACCAGGTTTATTCGGTAGCTAATTAGGTTTCCCGACTTGTGCTGATTACATGGAACGCACTGACGATGGCAATTATCTTCATCAAATCTCAGTTCGGGCGCACTTCCTACGCTTCGGTAGTGCCCTGCATCGTACTTGCCAGTGTGATACCTACCGCAACTGATACACGGCTCTTGCGCATCCCGCTCTCGAATGAACGCGTTAAATGCCACTTGTGCTTCGCGTAGGTGTTCGCCTTTTGTTTTGAGTTTTTCTTTCTTTGCCTTGAGTCGCTTCGATTCAATTTGCTTACCCTTCTTAGCCAGTTTAGAAACGTTAGCTGCCGCCCACTCTGCAAAACAGTTTTGGTCACAGAATGCCTTTAGCTGTCGTAATAGCATGTCGCTTTGTAGGCCTTTCTCTTTGCAGTGTGAGCAACGTCTATTTTTCACCAGTCCAACCCCTTAGCTGCTTCATATACTCTTTTTTTGGCTTGCTCTCGCTTTTCGCTATCGCTGACTTGCTTTTTAATAGGGCGTAATTTTGATGCGGCAATTTTATCTTGCTCACAACGAAAGCAGCGAATCGAAAGGTGGTTGCCGTGCTTGCAATATGGGTCATTCATGATTGCGGCCCCTTGTTATAGCCAAACATATTTCTTGCTATCGAAGACCAAACAAATGACGGGTGACGAGGCCATAGGTTCGGCGCACAGCCTTCACAAAAGCAATCAGCGTTAAGGGAAAATCTCTTTGCGCATTCGGCTGCTAGATAGCGCTTAACCTCACCTGGCTCAATCTTCAAGTCGGAAAAATCGCCAGTGTGAACCATCCAAGGGTGATACTGCTCCACTGGTTCTTCTCTCACGATGATTCGGTCAACTTCGGAGTAAGGTAAATAATGCAATTTCATCGGGCGCTGCTGAAGCTCTATCAGTGCGCCGTTAACCCTTGCCGAATTAACCACAAACCTTTCATTGCTATTTTCAGGTATCGCATAACAAACCGTTCTTGTTGGTGTAATCATCTGAGCCTCACAGTCTGCTAAGTGAAATAATCACGTATCCGTGATCTTCACCTAAATATTTATCAATCAAATTTTTCAGGTATCTTGCATCTGGGCGAAAAAAGGATTTCACCCAAAAATCAAAGCACCTGTATTCTGTACTTGTTGCGTGAGGCTTAATGACGCTGACGTTGTAATGACGCTTAATCACTGCCTTGCCCCCATATTCTCTTTACATGGCCACGGCACGAAGACGCCAAGTTTCTCAACCAGTGTTTTGTTTAAAATGTCGTAGATAGCTGGATAATCGGTGCTACTTGCGCGTGTAGTGGATTTCTCACCCATGTACGCTTCTTGCACCGGCTTCCACAAATGCTGCTTAACCGCTTCCATCGTCCACGGTATTTCTTGGCGTTTGCTCAACTGAAGCACTTGCCTTACGTCCATGCCTTTATCATTGAGGGCGTGAGATACCTGAGTTAGCCATACGTGAAGCGCATTGTTTTGCAACTGGCTGCGCTGCTTCTCAGTTGTGGTTTGCATCATTAGCCATTTGTTTTGGTGCCACTTTTCACGCAATTCTTGTATGGCTGCATCTAGTGACTGTTGACTGTTGATAACGCGGAGTTGACCTTTCACGCCTCTAACTCCTTCCATAACGCATTAAAGTGTTCTTGATCACTTAACGCTATTGCACTGGCTTCGCGATACTCTTCATTGATACGGCGAGACTTAGCGCGCTTTTGCAAAGTTGGGCCTTTTGTTTCACGCTTAATGCGTAGTGAGCGGTTTTCTAATTGGTGTTTGTTCATGCTGCGTCATCCTTCAAAATCGCCAACCTTTCACTAGCAAGGCTGAAATACTTTTCGTCTTTTTCTATTCCGATGAAATTTCTATCAAGCTTTGTTGCGGCTACACCTGCGGTACCGCTACCCATACAGAAATCAAGAACGGTTTCACCCGCATCGGTATAAGTCGTTACTAAATACTCGAGCAAAGCCTCTGGCTTTTGAGTTGGGTGAAGATTTTGCTTTTGTCTATCAGAAGAAAACTTAACTACACTGCGTGGGTACCGCTCTGTAGAGTCATATACAGTTTTCTTGACACCTTTACCGTAGACCTCGCTGCCTATTTCTTTTCTGCCTGCCGTTTTTCTAGCATGACCAGTAGTTTTAACAGGGTTATAGGTGGGTAACTCTTTGTAGAAAACTAAGATGTTCTCATGCGCTTTAAGTGGCATTTTCTTAGCATTAAAGAAGCCTGTTGCAGCTGGTTTTTCCCACACCCACTCATGGCGTAGGTATTCAAGCTGCGAATAGCCAAGTTTGATGCTGAAAGGTATTTGAGCGAAAAGAACAACTGCAGCGTTTGGCTTGGCAACACGCCAAAGTTCAGGCCAAAGCAATTCAAGGTCAATTATCGAATCCCATTTACATTGAGTGGTACCGTAAGGCATGTCTGCACAGATGAAATCTACGGTACCGTCTTCAATACTTTTGAGGTGCTGCAGGCAATCTCCTTGAATTAGGTTAATCATGCTGCCACCTCCAACTTGTTAACTTTCCCTTTTTCCATTATCGCTTCACGCGTAACAAACGACACATGCCCAGCGCTTACGCGGTGTGGGTCAAACACGAATATCACTGAGCCTTTGTTATTACCCTTTTGCGGTACGCCGTTCTTTAGGAACGCTAAGCGGCCATCGGTAACAAAGCGGGTTTCACTGGCATATTGCTGAGCAAGGCTGAACCATTTGACTGATGGGTCGCACATAACGAGCATTACTGTCATTCGTCCGTTTAGTTGTGCTTCAATCGCCTTTTCCACCCAGGGCTTAATGTTGCTGTATGGTGGGTTGCACCAAAGCGCCTGATTACCAAAACGAGACTTACCAAAATTCGCCCAGTCCTGAGTTAACGCGTCATCTTCGATGGTCCAATAGACTAGGCATTTTGCTGTTTCATCTTCCGCGCACACATCAACACCAAAGCAAAACTCTTTATCTAGCGCGTTGAACACCTCTGGTGGCGTACTCCATAAATCGTTACTCATGCTGCACCACCTAAAATGCTGATTGACTCCAAGCCAAACGGTAAACCTCTGGCCTTACGTGACTTCGCAATATCTACCGGTGTGTAGTCGCGAATAAAACTGGCGCGGTAACGAATGGTTTTGCCATGTTCATTGTGGTCAGCTTCATAGGTAACACCGTTCTTGTTCTGCAAACTCTTCAATGTGTTACTTGGTCTGTTATCGCCAAGGTGTTCAGCTAGTTCTTTAGTGGTTCGCCACTCGCCATTACTGAAAGCGATTGCTTTTTCTATGTTGTTCATTACGCTGCATTCCTTTCGCGAATAGCCATAAAGCTTTTGAAAGCGTTGGTACGGCGATAGCTAGCCATGTTCGGGCACATATCGAGATAGCCTTTTTTACGCAGGGCTAGTAAGTGACCTGCAACGCTATTAGGCTTTACACCAAAATGCTCGGCAATAACTTCAAACGTAGGAAAGTTGTCATTTTGCTCGATGAACTTTTGAATGAAGTCCATGTAACTGATTTGCTTATCTGTTAGAACTGGGTTCATGCGGCCTCTCCCACTTCAAATTTTTGCCCTGGATTTCTCCACACTGCCTCTTTTGATTTGTAGCCAGTTCTACGACCACGAGAACTGACAACTTCGCAAAGGTCTTCAAATGGAAGCCAAGAAGCACCAGAATTTTCACAAACATCAACTTGCCCGTTTCTGCTTCTGCACCAGATAGCTAGATGCTCATAGTTAATTTCACTAAACGGGTATCTGGAACCAGCCTTATTGTTATATGGCGGGTCTATGTGCCAATGCGCGTTATAGTTAGGTATGTTTTCATATGAAGATTGTTGAATTTCCCACTGAGAAATTAACGGTTTTTGTTCGCAGACTCTGGCCTTAACTGCATCACCCCAAACGCGACAATCTTTTGAGTCGTTATATTTGAAGTACCATGGGGATATTTTACTTGTTGGTTCACTGCGCCCTTTCGCAACCCAAAACTTGCAAAGCAGCTGCTGACCTATTTCAAGCGCCTCTATTTCATCCTCACTCTTAAAGGTTGATGGAATAGCCATGATATCCTTGCAGCTCGAGTTAATGAGAAAATCCCAAAGCAGGCATATGTTTTCAGAAACATCATAAAGTTTTGCTTTTTTGACGTTCCAGCGGGTCGAGTAGCAGGCAGAACCAGCGAAAGGCTCAATTACTAATTCACTTCGAGGGGCCCCCAAGTGTTTAGCTACTTGGTACTTTGCGCCGTAATAAGAGAAAAATGGCTTCATGCCTGCTTCCTCGCTCTGAAATCTTCTAGCCCTTTTTCAAACTTCTCAAACGCTGCCTTGTTCTCTAGCTTGTGCGCTTGTAAGTCTGCGAGCCCTGCCACGTTGTTCGGCAACTCTGCAAGTGGGCGCTTTTCAAATTCCAGGTAAGTAGCAACGAACTCTTTTTGAACCCAATTCAATTTTTCTTCGTCTTTCTGGCAAAGAAACGTCCAGCCACCGATTGACGTCACTACTGCGGCGGTTACTGGGTCTTTAAACTTCGGTGTGCGGTGAGCACCACAGCCTTTGATGGCCTGTAAAACGCGAAGCCATTGCATTTCAGCTTTGCCCTTCAGGTTTTCAAGTTGCTCTTTCTCACCTGGTGATAGGAACCGAATAACATCAGCTGGCTTTGGTTGGTACTGGCCGCGTTCAGGGTCAGAGATATGCTGAGTTAGCGCACGGCATACGTCTGCAATGTCATAAGGTTTGAGTGTGGCCCACCAAATATCCATGAGTTGTTCAGATACTTGCTTGACGCTGTAAATTTCAAAGGTGCCGTGAATAGCACTGGCGAAACGGGTACGATCTTCAGTCTGCATGTGCTACTCCTTATTTGCCCAGTTAGACATAACGCGCATGTTTTCTTCGCGTATGTGTTCTTGGTGACTTTGGAAGGTGCGCCCCTGGGGATTGCCTTTAGGTTCAAACAAGCCTTGATAGCCGTTAGAAATTGAGTTCTGAATGATGGCTTCAATGTCGTGACCTTTAGCGTGCCACGCAGCAAGGCTTTTCAATTGCATGTTTGCAGCGCGAACCGTAAAAGGCTTTTTGATTTCTTTTCGGTGTGCAACAAGCTCAGCCCACAAGTCAAAACTTAGGCATTCTGGTAGTGCAAGGTTTAGCACTTCAGATTGTGTATCTGGCTTAGATTTTTTAGGGGGGGGGGTTTTTGGTAGAGCGGCAACGCTCGCGTTATCTTTTGTATAATAATCTTTTGTATTATTATCTTTCTTATTGTGAGGGTCGGATTCGACTGGTGTACGAGTCGAATTTGACTGGTCGCTAGTCGGATTCGACTTTTCTCTAGTCGAATTTGACTTGTTTTGGCCTAGTCGTTTTTGACTTTTTTCCAGTCGAATCCAACTGGAAACAGTTGTGTTAATACCTATCTTTTGACCGTCTTTAATAAGTACATTTTTCTTAAAAAGAGAACTTTTCACTTTGCCAACATTCGTCACATCAATGCCGGTTAATTCGGAAAGCTGGCTAGATGAAATCCAGTCCATTGCTTTGTGGTAACGATAGGTTTTAGAAATGATGGCGTGAACAAGCTGAAACTCTCGCCCACTTAATCCGACTTCATTGCGCATAAGTGCGTCTGTCAGTTCGTTAGCGACACGAGTAAAGCCGTTTTCAATATCTGCTTTCACTACGGGCCTTTCAAAGTTGATTATATTTGCTGTCTGAGTCATACTTACCTCGATGTTTATCATCTAAACCCCGCATTTGCTTTCCACGGCTAGCGGGGTTTTTTTATTGGTGTAACAGACCGATATACTGCGTCACCCAGTTAAAGCGCAGACTGCATCTGTGCAATCCGCATAACGCTTTGATGAATGACTGACCGATACCACACTGACCAAGCTCATTACCCGTTAGGGCGCTTCTTGCGTTACATCCCTAGCAGTCATTCTCAAAACGCCTTGTCTCTCCAAGTGTCACCTCTGTCTTTCGCCGCTAGCTAAGGTCACTAACCATGTCCGAGTAGCCCAACACTCTTATGACTTCTGCTTCGTTTATCTGAATGTCCTCGCAATACGGAAGAGGATTGCTCAGGCGGTACATTCAGGACGTCTAAAGCGCAACATCAAACGCTTACTGCTAAGGAATTACTTGCTTAATTGCTCTTTCAGTAAATAACCTTCAAGTGCCCAAATTTTGTTTTTGGCATTATCACGCGCAATCTCTCGCCCAATCTCTTCATCGAAGTTTTCAGGGCTAGCGCATGCTGATTCACCAGACACCGTAAACCCGTTCTCAAGCGTCAATAGACAAACAGTGAATGTCGTACCAGGAAAAATATGGTATTGCTCTGCTTTAATTTTGCTCTCAATGATTTCAGGTGTTACACGCGGTGCAGTTAAGCCTTTTTCCTGAATTTCATTTTCAATATTGTTGTCGTTCATTTTCTTTCCTTTTGTTAAATTTTGATTAGCGCTCTATCCTGATAACTTCCTCTAGCGGCCTTTACGCGTGACTAATTCAAAGCCAACATCGTTTTATCACCTCGGCACAGGGCAAAAACGCTAATAAAAAACGCCTACAAACCGCGTAGGCAAAACACTCAGGGTTGCAGGAACCTATTCAGCCAATAGCTGTTATTTGCCATTAGCACCATTACGGTAATCACAATGGGTAAAACAATCACCGACAAACGAAATTGCCAGTCGGTTTTAAATTCGTGCTTAAAACTGCGCACTTGACGCTTACACCACCACACGAACGGCGAGCGCATTACGCCGCTCTCCGTGTTGGTGTAAAAGCTGGCTTTGGCTGTGTGCGTTTAGGGTTTATTGGAACTACTTTGCTCATGCTGCCTCCTTCTCTTCGGGCTGGAAGTGTTCGCGTAGCGTGTCTACACGCTCAGCTTGCGGGGATTTGATATCACCTCTCGCAACTTTATAAAGCCACGCAATAGGGATCTTGGTTGCCTTACTGATAGCAGGAAGCTCACCTCTTTTGCTGTGAGCAGTCTTTAGTTTTTTTATAATCGTTGCTGTTTTCATAAGATGAGTATTATTCCGGCATATGGATTATTAGTAACACATATGTGGAGCATAATCTCAACCTTGGAGACTTTCAACCTGATTTTGAATTATTTTCTACTATGATCACATTTTAGTGGAGCATTTGCACAAAACTGGATTTTGCAGAACTAAAGCTTGGTGAGGTTTAAAGATAGAATTAAGGCACAAAAAAACCGCCCGAAGGCGGCTTATTAATATCCCATCTATTATCTTTTGCTTTGTATGAGAAGAGTCTTGTTAGGCATTAAATGCAGAGCAAAGAACGCTGCTGCAACTACTAGGGTGACTGATATAATTTGAAGCGTTAGAAGTGAAACATCGACACTGGCGGTCGTGTTTGCTCTTACAGGTGGTGACAAAATAAAGGCGTAACCCATATTAAACACTCTCCCACTCAATTTTAACGTGAATGGTGGAAAAGCCAGCATAAAAGAGATTGCCAGGCTATAAACGAATAAAACAAACGGTCTATTGATTTCCATATACTTGATTCCTATTTATTACTTTACTTACCTTATTACCTTTCAGAATTATATTGAAGTGATTTTGTTCAAGTCTCTTCGATAATGGTTTGTGAGATAGTTACCAAAAAAACACTACTGTATAAATGAACATGAGTCTAAAAGGTGCATTATTGTGGAATATATTCCATAATATAGCGTGTATTAATCAAAAAGATTTATTTTTATAGGAACCGCGTAATGGATAATAAGAAGGTTTTGGTAAAAAACTTACGCGCTATTTCTCAGGCCTTGGGCTGTGAAACTAACGCATCTAAGTTTGCAAAGCTGATAAATGAACGCGCTGGCGATAACGTTATTGATAGAAGTTACGTTGCCAGAATTCTAAAGGACTCGCCTAAAGATCCAGCTAACATTAGTTTCGACAAGCTATCGACCATAGCCAATGCTCTTAATGTCGATGTGTGGCAGATAGTTCACCCAATGGGCTTCGATAGTAAAGGTAGATCTTTGGCTTCAAGTAGCGCACTAGATGGAAATATATTGAAACGCGCTGTTAAGTATTCAATCTCTGCGGCTGAAGAACTTAAAAACGAGAATTTGGACTTTATTTCAGAAATGGCCGAGACTGGCTATCTTTGCATGGTGAAGGGAGAAGACGAAAAGCTTGGATTTGAATTAGCCAAGCTTTCTCAAAAATATTCTTAATCCGCTTCGCTAAATTCCCTTTCAAGAGATTCCGCGCTGTCTAGCAACGAATCTCTTTTTTGTTTCCACTCAACAAGTTTTTTAAAGCGCTCAGTTTTACTTGGCAAGCTTTCAATTTCCCTGCTTTCTGATAAGAGCCTTATAGCTTTGTTTGTCATAATACCCCACTTCGCCAACCGTGAAACGAGCTTATAAAAACCGATAACAACGATAAATAAAACGGTTGTCATAAATGCAACTGATAGTGTTAAACCCATAGCTCTAATTCCTTTTTACTATTGCACACAATAAAGGTAATACCGCCAAAGTGACGAAACCCGCATTTGTGAGTGCAATGACCTCTGAATAAAAATAGTTCGTTATAGCAGCGTCCGTAAGCTTGATATCGATTGCCCTAACTATGTGGCAAAAGATAGCAATGGCCTCTAGCGCTGCGCTTATCAAAAGAGCGTACAGCGGAGCTCGTTTGCGAGCAACCAGAAAGAAAAGCGTAGCCAGGTAGACAATATCAATTAAACTCCAATAGAAATATCGCCACACTTCACCTGGGTCATACGCTTTTATTGGACAGTCCAGCAAGAACGATAAGAAGTAGAAAGAAAAGAGTGTAAAACAGAAAGCGAAGTGCCTCCACTTCCTTAGAGCAGCCGAAGAAATCAAGCTCAACAATATTAACTGCATTGATAAATTGTCGAACATATCGCCATCGACTGCTATTACACACTCTTCCATTACTAGTCCTTATTTAGTTTTGGTCTTGCTGTCACTACCGTCATCTGTCGGTTTATCTCTATCGTCACCGTTACCGTTACGAGGCATCGTTTTGCTCCTATTTTTAAGTTTAATGTAAAAGTGGATTATTTTCTACATATAAGTAATAATTGATCCACAATTTTGATATTAGCATATATGCACAATACTTATATCGCTAGTTTGTGTGGTTCATAACAAACTACACTTTAGTATAAAGGTAAACGCATTCACCGCACAAAGAGTTTAAATAAAACCCAAATAAAGTGCTGACGACTTAAATTGCAACCGCTGGAAAGCTCTATTCTTTGCTAGTGTTGGGGCATCAAAAATACTGGGGTGTAACGTGGATAAAAAGCGGGGTGAAAGAATAACAAAACTTATGCGTGAAAAGGGCTTCACGCGTGATGATTTTGCTATGCGTTCTGGCTACTCCATAAGCACCATCAGCAAGATCAGGAACGGACATGACTTTACAACCGATGTGCAAGCCGTTCTCTGCTCCTTACTTGAAACAACTCCTAACTACCTGCACGGCTTTACCGACCGCACCCCTCAAATAGAACACATTTCATCGAAACTGACAACCCACAAAGATCCAAGGGTTATTCAGTTAATCTATGATTTTCTTGACATTTGCGACACCAAATAATCTCTAAAAATTAAATTGGGATTATACGCACAATTTTGTTGACAATAATAGATTGTGGATTATACTCCATTTGTGGACTGCAAATAGAGGATAAAAAACATGACCTCAACATACGTAGATTTATTTAAGTTTCAAAAAGACCTAATTGTTTCTCGGCTTACAGAGAGCGTAATGCGCGGTAAAGCGTACACGTGGTCTGTTGTGTCGGGTAACACTATTCAGCCAGTTACTGTGTGCTTGGATGAACAATCTGATGTGCCCGTAACCCTCCCTAAAGAAGTTGAACGCGCCTTGCGCAGTGCGCTTGAAACCTTCAATCGTGCGCCTAACGGTTACCACATTGATGACTTTCTCTACAACGTAGAAGGTAAAGCCGCATGAATACCAAATTCAATATTTTCCTAAAGCCAGGCACTACCGTGTCAATTAACGGCAAAGAGTTTGATGACCGTATGTGCATCATTACTGAACAATCCATTGATGTAATTCGCAATACTATTGGTGACTCAGTTCAGCAAGTAATAGGTGAACGCGACTTTCAGCCGCAGGCACACGCGCACCGCTTTGATAGATACACCTATCTGCCAAAGCTGACTTCTACTTGCGAAGTTAATGTTTATGAAGGTGAGTTATCGCCAGCGGAACAGCGAGTTTACGACTTAATTGTTGTCGGTATGAGTCAACAACAAATCGCTGACAAACTTTGCTTGTCGCTACAAACCATCAAGTTTCACACCACTGCGATCAGCAGAAAGAAAGGCGTTAATTCAACGCGTGAAATCATTGCCCTGCACTACATGGGTCGTGACAAGTTTATGGAAGTGAGGAAAGCAGCATGAGCACGTTTTTGTTTGTAATTGGATTGTTTGTTTTGATGGGCGCTTTTGCGTTCTTAGTTGGCGCATTCATTCGCTCTGGTCAAGGCGAGCGTGACGACGAATGAACACGGTATTCACACTTATTGCGATAGCACTAGTGTCACTCTTCTTTATCGCTGTTATCTCAACGGTAGAAGCAATAAAGAGTATTGATTTTAAGGAGGGAAGATGACCAACAAATTCAACGTAGAGCAATACCAAGACTGTGTTGTCGAGCATAAGGACGGCACAAAAAGAATTGGCAGAATACAGAAAGATGGGCGCGGTGAAAGACAGTATTTCAACCTGGCATCTTATCAAGATAGAAAGTGCCATGTCGTGTGGCCTGTAGAGGATGTAGTTAAAGCTGTGCCAATAGACTTTGACATTTAAGAAGTAAACAGCGCCCCCGAAGGGGCACACACCACGGCTGCGAAGTTTTGGACAGACAGAGCAGCCATAGCAACGAGGATGATAAACGATGGAAATCCGAACCACAAACACTAAAGGCTTATTTTGCCTTCAATGGCGTGATAGTGGCGTAAATGGCAGTGAGTATTTTACTCGCCTAGAAACTATCACCAATTCACGTGACACCGATGTAACGCTATGTCGTGAAGGTGTACCTGGTACAACGCTAAACATCGATTCTGATGCCGTAGACGCGTTTTTTGAAATGGCTAACAGCGTCGATGTGCCTATTGATGTAATCAACCCTTTTCCAGCAACTGAAACAGTTCCATCGTCTGCCAAGGATGGCTCTTTCTCTGGTCGAGTTACAACTACCCCAAAAGTTGGTATGAAAGCCCAAATAAAAACCTGTTGTGTAGAGGGAAAGCTACACATGGGTAATGAGTTCACGATCGCCAGTGTTCCTAGAGAACTTTGCGGAACTTGGGTGGTTGCACTGAACAACGAAGACGGCTCTCGATTCAGTGCTGGCTATGACTTGTCAATGTTAGAAATAACCGACCTAGGGGAAGCAGCGTGATTATCAAATACAAAAGCATTAAATCGGCTCGCCGCGAGCGTCTTTTTTGGGATTTTCTAGGGTTCAACACACGTATTTCAGCGAAAGCCAACCGCTACAAAGTTGAGCTTATCGCATTCGATTCATTATTAGGGAGAGCAAATCATGGGTAGCACAGCATTAGCACAGGTAGCAAATCGCCTTGCAGTTTCAGAAAGCGAACTTCAGAGCATTGTTATTAACACAGTTATGCCAAACAAAGGCCAGCAAGTTAGTAACGATCAGTTTATTTCATTCATGGCCGTAGCTAACGAGTACAAGCTTAATCCGCTTGTAAAGGAAATCTACGCGTTCCCAGCGAAAGGTGGCGGCATTCAGCCCATCGTTTCAATCGATGGCTGGCTAAAGATTATCACCAACCATGAACAGTTTGACGGTATGGAGCATGAAGACATTTTGGATAACGGCAGCTTGGTTGCTATCAAATGCTCAATTTATCGCAAAGATGCAAAGCGCCCTATCACGGTAACTGAGTATATGAACGAATGTAGGCGCGGTACTGATACCTGGAAGCAATGGCCAAACCGCATGTTGCGCCACAAAGCCACTATTCAGGCTGGTCGTTACGCATTTGGTATCAGCGGCATTGTTGACCCTGATGAAGCTGAGCGCATTAAGGATGCGGCTAGCGGCGAGCGTGAAATCAACCCTGCGCCAGCGAGTAACGAAAAGCCAGTTTACACGCAAGACCAGTTCAACGAAAACGCTAACAAAATGGCTAACGCCATCAGTGCTGGCAGAAAAACGCCTGAAGACTTCATTCAAATCATAGAGTCGCAATTCACTTTGCCTGAAGAAATCAGACAGCAGATTGAAACCATTGTAGACGTAGCAGAGGAAGCATAACCATGAAGCATATCAACGTTACTCAGGGAAGCGCTGAATGGCTAGCGCTTCGCAAAGAATTTTTTACCGCATCAGAAGCACCAATGATGATGGGCGATCACAAAAACATTAGTCGCAATCAATTGCTAGATGCAAAGAAAGGCTGGACCACGATTGTAGACGAGTATCTACAAAAGCTTTTTGATAAAGGTCATGCAACTGAAGAAGCGGCTCGCCCTCTTGCTGCCGCCGATGTAGGTGAAGATTTATTCCCTGTTACCGGCTCGCTAGAAGTTGAAGGCTTAGCGCTACTTGCCAGTTTTGACGGTTTGACCATGTTTGATGATGTGTGTTTTGAGCATAAGCTTTTCAACAAAACGCTTGCTGAGAACGTGCTTAATAACGTGCTAGAGCCCCACTACTACTGGCAGTTAGAGCAGCAACTTTTAGTGTCTGGTGCGGAAAAGTGTTTCTTCGTTACCAGTGATGGAACGAAAGACAACTGGCAAGCAATGTATTACGTGTCAGTTCCTGAAAGACGCGAAGCGCTTATTAAAGGCTGGAAGCAATTTGCCATTGATTTAGAAAGCCATGAGCCGCAAGCGAAAGTTGAGAAAGCCGTTACCTCTGGCCCAGTACGTGAACTGCCATCCATTAACTACAAAATGAATGGCTTAGCACTAGAGTCAAACCTAGAAGCGTACAAGCAAGCTGCTACTAACCTTGTAGCGCTATCTGAAAAGCCACTTGAAACAGACCAAGACTTTGCCGATGCCGAAGCGCGTCAAAAGGTTTTCACCAAAGCAGAGAAAGACATTAAAGACGCATGTGATCGCGTTATGGGTGAGATTGATTCAATCGATAACTTTGTAAAAGACATGCGCTTTATCTCTGAACAGATTCGCCAAGCGCGACTAGCTGAAGGTAAGCAAATCAAAGCGCGTAAAGAAGAATTGCGCAAAGAAATTTATCTAAATGCAGAGCAAGAAGTAACAAAAGCGCAGTTCTCAGCAGCACAAAAGGTAAACGCTAAGCTCCCTGAAATATATTTTGATGCTTGGAATGCCATGAAAGGCAAGCGCACCATTGAATCACTTCAAGACGCAGCTGATACCGAAGTAGCGAAAGCGAAAATTCAAATCGCTGAATTTGTCGAAGTAGCACAAGCCAACATGCTTGTTATTGCTGATAACCGCGAGTTCGATTTCCTATTTAACGACTGGGCCCAAATTGCTTTCAAAGCAACTGAAGACTTCAAGACGTTGGTAACGGCTCGCATTGCAACTTATCAGACTGAACAAAAAGCCAAAGAAGATGCAGAACGTGAACGCATTCGCCAAGAAGAGCAAGCGAAACTGCAACGTGAAGCTGAAGCGAAAGCGCAAGCAGAAGAGCAAGCCAAGCGTGATGCGGAAGAGAAAGCCCGTTTTGATGCTGAGTCAGAAAGCAACAAGCAATACGTGGCAGCAACAAACCAGTTAGTACAGGAAGCCCCCACCCATGAGCCAAAAGAAAAAGTTCAGCCAGAACCGCAAGCGAAGCCAGCGCCTAGCGTGGTTCGACAAGAACAAGCACCAACGCGCCAATACTCAGTAATGGAGCTTAACGCTATGGATCAGCTAGCCAAGCTAGTTGAAGAAGCCAACAAGCCTTACGCCAGCGACTTACGCGAGTTTGTTGAATCGGTTAAGGCTAACAACTTGAAGAAGGTGGCGTGATGAACGCCGCCGACCTTAAAGCCGGCGATAAGTATGAAATGACTTTTCCGTTTCACGCTAATCGGTTTATGGGAACTCTCTATTGGACTGGCGGTTGCGAAGTTCATGTAGAGCGGCATAGCGAGTGGGAATCAGAGCGCTTCTTTACGGCACATGGTGAAGGAAAAGTGATTTATGAAATTCTCTCTATCGCTGAAATGCCAGGTCGTTACATGGATCGCGTGATTTTCAAGAGAAGCACCATTGACCCTGAAGGAGACACGGCTAACCCAGGTGAAATAAAAATGCTAACGGTGCGCAAGTTTATAAAAGACATAACTTCGCGCACACCGTTCCCAGTTGATTATGAGTTAGAGGCGGCTTAGGCCACCTCTGTAACTTTTCTTACTAAAAGGTAAAGAATTTTATGATTTTCAAAAACGCAAAAATTTACAAGATTACACAGCCTTTGGCATTTAGCAGCGAAGCATTTGAGAAGTTATTAGGTGAGCATGAGTTTCGCCATTGCGGTGCACACGACTTGGCAACTATGGGTTTCGCTCGCTGTATTGGTGGTTTGTTCGCGCATGTCGCACAAGGCATGTTCACTATCCGCATTCAGAAAGAAGAAAAGCTTTTACCAGACAGCGTAGTCAATCAAGAGCTTGAAGAAGTAGTTGAGCGCATCGAAATGGAAACAGGTGCGCCGGTTGGTAAAAAAGCAAAGGCTGATATAAAGCAAGAGATTATCACCAAATTGCTGCCACAAGCTTTCAGCAACCGCAAAAGCACTTACGGCACAATCATTCCTGAAAGCAATCTGGTAATTGTTCACGCTAGCTCAGACTCACAAGCTGAAGCTTGGCTTGCTATGGTTCGCAAAGCTATTGGTTCACTTCCCGTTGTTCCATTTACTCGCCGCAGCATTAAATCTGAACTGACTCACTGGGTTACCGACACCACGCCTGACACCATCAACCTGTTAGAAGAAGCAGAGTTAAAAGCTACGGATGATACGGGCGGTCTAGTGCGCGTGAAAAACCAAGCGCTTGACACTGATGAAGTAATAAACCATTTGGACGCTGGCAAGCTGGTTCAGAAAGTAGCGTTTGAGTATGACGAGGCTTTCAGCGCCATTCTTTGTGAAGACGGTTCAATTAAGCGCATCAAGTTAGCCGATCGCGTTCTAGAAGAAAATGACGACATTCCTAGCGACCAAGCAGAAGCGCGTTTCGATGCTGATGTTTATCTGTATGTAAGCACCCTGCTCGGCTTTATTAAGTTGATTGATGCTGCATTTCAGTTAACCGAAGAAAGTAGTAGCCAGCCTGACTCTGATGAAGTTGAAGAGGACCAACCAAACCCTTTCGTAAACAGTGAAGGTAAAGACGTTTTCTACGATGAAGCGGTTAAGTTCGTGCGCGAGACAAGACGCGCATCAGTTTCAGCAGTGCAACGCAAATTTAAAATTGGCTTCAACCGTGGCGCTCGTTTAATTGAGCAGATGGAAGCTGAAGGCATTGTAAGTAAGCCAGGTCATAACGGTGTACGTGAAGTGCTTGTTCCACCTAAAGCCGCTTAATCACTTTAAGAGCCCCTTCGGGGGCTAAAGGAAAACCCATGACCACAATCATAATAAACAACAAGCCGATACGCATTCATGCAACGGTGGTAGCACGTGTTCAGAATCTACTAGAAGCGGGTGAAAGTATTGAAACGGTGCGCCAGAAAACAGGGCTTTCAAAAGGCCGTGCATCGGCATTAATCGACACTATTCAAGGTCAATCACAAATGGGGAGAGTGGCGTGAGTAAAAGTTTAAAACAGATGGCATACGATACGATAGAGGCTCATCAAGAAACCATAGCTGATCTACGCACACAACTAGCAAAGGCTAATGAGCGTGTTGCGGAGTTAGAGAAAGAGCGCTCTAACCTGTCAGCAAAGTATAAGAAGAATGTTTCTGTTATAGGAGCTTTTGTATCTGAATTAACAGGCAAAGTAATTATCTTGCCCAAAATGCGAACAAAAGAAGAAATAGAAAAATCGTTCAACAAATTCGCCATAGAGAAGAAGATTGAAGCGCTAGACGAAGTTGAGTCTGTTTATATGCAAGCCGCAGAAACATCAGAACCTATATCGTTTAGAGAGGCTTTCGATGCAGTAGAAGAACAACTACGCAAGGAGCAAGAGTGATGAACCCAAGAATAGAAAAAAAAGTCAGTAAGCGTCTTTTAGAAGTAGCCCCAAGTCAGTTTTACGGTGTTTGGCAGAATAATGAGTGCCCAACGGATTATGCGGAATCACAAGGGAGCAACATTACTGGCTGTTTTATGGTTGGAGGTGGATTAAGCTATTGGGGTGAGGGCGAAGATGCTCACAGCCTTTATGACTGGTTTATGCAGTCGTGGATGTTTTGCAATCGCTTCGCTTTAGACTGGGATGGTGAGAATTGGCCAGACACTGGTAAATTCAAACCAACGGCAAAAAATATAATTGCCTTGGCGCGTGAAGAGCACGAGTTGAGTCTACGCAAGGAGCAAGAGCATGTTTAGCAAAATGGTCGATAGCTTAGTAAATAAGTTAAAAAACGCCAGTTATAAATCATCGAGTTCTTATGTCGGCGATTTAACCGTTCTGAGCGGCTTCAATAAGGAAGAGTTAGCAGCCGCGAGACAAGCAATATCAGAGTGGCTTCAAGACAACCACAACGACCTTGCAGTTGAGAACGAAAAGCTAAAACAAAAGCTTTTTATCTGTAATGAAATCATCAGCAAATCGAATTTTGCACCGATGATTGTGCCGCCAGTGAGGGAAGAAAGTGAGTAAGCGCAAAGCAAACACCCCAATCAAGCGCAAGCAAATGATTGCTAGAACTGCGCTTAAAAACCTTTGCATTGCCATGGTATTAGGTGAAGCAAAGTATTGCTCGGTAATGAATTACAAATCGTGTAATGAAGTTAAGGTTTCTCAACAAGTCGCTGAACTTATCGCTGGCCTTCCGTGGAAATGGTATTTCGAGTGCTCAGTAGTATGCCGTGACCAACAAGGCAAAGAGTACATCGTTAGCGAAACGGTTCATTGTGAGTCAGCTTATCGCCAGTCTGACCCAAGACTTAACGAATTTCTAAACACGCACCACAAAGCGTTTTTAGCAAAGCAAAATCACTTACACGTTATCACCCTAGCATGGGTAGCCGTTCCTGCTATCGGTGACAAAGTAGATTTAGAAATTGAAACACTAGATAAGATTTACACCAAGCTAGGTGCATTTGAATACTTGTCTACGTGGGAAAATAACCAGTTGGAGGATGCGGCGTGATTGATTGGGAATTAGCGCCAGAGGGTGCAGTTGAGCTAAAAATGCTAACCGATGGCGGGTGTGCAAGATGGTTCAACAAAGACGGTAATTACTTCAGTGGTAGCGCTTGGTTAAATCCAATGCTCGAATACAAAACCATTGCCACACGCACACAACAAAAAACCGTTGCTGATGCTTATGATTGGGCAAATGGTGAGTGGGAAGAGGGCGAGAAGTGGACGCATGTTGTAGATGACGATGAAGGTCAATTAACAAAATGCAGAAAACACTTAAAGCTATGCAATGGTAGCGATTGGGTTTACGTGTGTGAAAAGGGTGAATATTTCGTGCCGAGCAAAATGGGTTATTGTGGCGTAAAACCCATCAAGCCAAAGCTAACCAAGGCGCAAGCGTGGGATAAGCTAAAAGGCTTGCCAGATAATGAGTGGGACGTTCACAGCCATATCATGAGCATCGAAGAAAAATACGACATAGTAGAGGTGCCAGCCAATGACTAACCAACAAATACTAGCGAATGGGCCTGAGGGCTGGACTCATGTTGCAATTGTTGAAGAACACGCTCACTACTGCAAGCTTTCAGATGGAATTATGCGCGATAAGTTTGTTGGCGTAAAAGATATGTGGACTCAGTTTCAGGGGTTTGAAGACGTATCACAGTTTCGCTCTCGCGAAGACATTGAGCGCATCGTTTATCTTGAAAGTGTATTGAAGGGGGAAGCGGCGTGAACGACTTTCTTTCAGATCAAGAAATTGAAGAACTTACCGGCGCTAAACAAGTGAGTAAGCAAAAAGAGATTTTGACAAAGAATCGAATATACTTTGTTGAGCGCACAGATGGAAAAATTAAAGTGTGCTGGCACCACGTTCACAACCCTATGGTTGAGATGCAATCAGAAACAGACTCACTAATTAACTGGAAAGCAGCGTCATGACAAAAAGGAAAAGCCGCAAGGATGCATGGATGCCGTCGCGTGTTTACAGAGGTAAGTCAGCTTATGAGTATCACCCTAAAGGGGGTGGTGCTATTAGGCTTTGCAAACTTGATGCAAAGAACTGGGAAGTATTAAAAGCCCACGAAGATGCAGTCCAAGCGCTTGAAGCCAAAGAGAACCTTTCGGGTTTAGTGAGCGACTTTTTTGAAAGCGCTGATTTCTCTGATTTATCGAAAACTACGCAAGCTGATTACCGCAAGTATAGCCGTAAGGTTTTATCGGTATTTGGTAAAGTTCACCCCGACAACCTAGAACCTCGCCACGTTCGCGCATACATGGATAAGCGTGGAGCGAAGTCTAAGACACAAGCCAACCGTGAAAAGGCTTTTCTTTCTCGCTGCTACCGCTGGGCTTACGAACGCGGCCTAGTGAAACAGAACCCCTGCAAAGGCGTTAAACAGTTTAAAGAAACGGCTAGAGACAGATACGTTGAAGACTGGGAATACAAAGCAGTATTTGAAAACGCCCCACCCCATGTGCAAGCAGCAATGGAAATTAGTTATTTGTGCGCTGCACGTAAAGGTGATGTTCTCTCAATGACGTGGGATCAGATACGTGATGATGGCATTTTCATTCAGCAAGGCAAAACGAATGTAAAGCAAATTAAGGAATGGACCCCTCGCCTTAGAAAAGCTATTGAGTTAGCAAAATCGCTGAGAACGGGAAATATAATTAGTCGCTGGGTTATATGCCAGGCTAATGGAAAGTGCTACACAGGCCGAGGTTTCGATCAAGGCTGGATGGATGCGCGTGAAGCAGCTAGAGCAAAAACTAACATGGCTTTAGATTTCACGTTCCATGATTTGAAAGCGAAGTCTATCAGTGATTATGAAGGAAGCACGAAAGAAAAACAGATCTTCTCTGGCCATAAAACTGAGCGCCAAGTTAATACTTACGATAGAAAAGTGAAAGTTGTACCTACTATAGGTTCTAAGAGATGAGAAAAGTATCTGGTAAGAGTTTAGAAAACCAAGAAAAATGGATTGGCAATGAATACGGGAGTTTAACCGTCACGAGATATGTGGGGCATAATAAAAACAAGCATGCGGTATTCGAGTTTAAGTGCGAGTGCGGTTCTTTCATTGAATATCCAATAATTGATGTGAGATCTGGGTCGCCTTCTTGTTGTGGATGCAATAGAAATAGATATAAGTGCAAAAACAGAAATTTGTATTTGGTTTGGTATCAAATGATTAAGCGCTGCAGTGATAAATCATCAAAAGACTTCAAGTATTACGGTGCTAGAGGTATTTCGGTCTGCAAAGCATGGCTTGATTTCGATGTTTTTGCGAACTGGGCAATAAGTAAAGGTTATAAGAAAGGGTTAACTATAGAGCGTAACAATGTAGACGGTGATTATTGCCCACAAAATTGCAGTTGGGAGACCTGGGAAACTCAGGCTAAAAACAAAAGAAATAGATCTTGAATTAGGAAAACGCGTTATGAAATCGTTAGGAACGTCTAGTCGCAAAGAATTAAATGGCTAACCTTTAAGGTTTTAAAGTGTTGATTTTAAAGGTTTTTTAATTGGTGCCCGGGGCCGGACTTGAACCGGCACGCTGTTACCAGCGAGGGATTTTAAATCCCTTGTGTCTACCAATTTCA